TTAAATCCCTCTTTGCGGCAGAGACAGGGAATATCAGCATGCACTACTCTCCGCGTGAGGCGTTTGTGTTGCTGAACTTTCAAGAATTAGCTGTAGTGTATTGTTTTGATACACGTTTCCCATTACAGGATGGTAGTTACAGAGCGACTACTTGGTCGCATATTAACCCATTAATCTTTGCTAATACTGCTGCTGAAGATTTATACATTGGCAATAGTGCAGGTCTTGCTCAATACACAGGCTTTAATGATGGGACTAGCAGCTATTTATTAAGTTATTTTAGTCATCCTTTGAGCTTTGGTGACACAGCTAATTTAAAATTCTTAAAGAAGATTAATTTAACTACCTTTGATGGAGCAGAATCTACTGTTGTATTGAACTGGGCATACGACTATTCAGGCGCATACAAGAAACAAGCGTATACTTTGCCAGCCTCTAATGTGGGACAATACAATATCTCTGAATTTAATACGACAGCGGAGTATTCTTCTTCCATTTCTTTAATAAAACGAAAGAAAATTAATACGTCAGGACAGGGTACAGTAGTAGCCGTTGGCGTAGAAACTACAGTTGATGGCAAGACAATTGCCTTGCAAGAAATTAATATTCAAGCCCTAATGGGAAGGATTGTGTAATGTCTAACTACACGAAGATCACGAACTTCGCTGCCAAAGACGCTATGGTTAGCGGTAATCCCGCTAAAGTAATTAAAGGTGTTGAGGTAGGGGCTGAGTACGATGCAATTGCTGTAGCAGTAAACAGTAAATCAAACTCTGCATCTCCTACATTCACAGGAACAGTAACCGCAGCTAACCTAACGGTGAGTGGTACGTCTACGTTTGGAACTATTGATGGAGGTACTTACTAATGGCCTGGTATGACGGTTTAATTGGCGGCACTACAGGAGGTTTACTCTCTGCTATAGGTAGCGCAGCAGCTCAAGAAAAAGCAATTAGAGATATTGAAAAAGCTGGTGAGCGCGATGTCAAAACAGTATATGGCGATATGCCTCCTGTTGCAGCTACTGGCGGATTAATGGGTGAGATTAGCCGCCAATCTCAGTTCAAGCCATTCGGTGTTACTACTCCTACAGGGAGCCAAGCCTCTATAGGGGCTACTGGCGGGTTAACTGCTACGTTAAGCCCTGAAGAGCAAGCCTTGCAAAATCGATTGCTAGGGTTTAGCTCTCAAGCCTTTGGGATGCTAAGTGATCCAGCGCAAAGAGAGCAAGAGCAAACAGCACTTATTAATATGCTGACTCAAGACCCTGCGGCAAGAGCTACGCGAGAGCAGGAGATTATGGGCAATCTCACAGCCCTGCAAGCACCTGAACAAGAGCGGCAACGTCTAGGATTAGAAGAGCGGTTATACGGTCAAGGCAGAACAGGAGTCCGAACCAGTATGTTTGGAGGAACTCCTGAAGCTTTAGCATTAGAAAAAGCTATTCAAGAACAGCAAGCTGGATCAGCTTTAACAGCTATGGAGCAAGCAAGAGCAGAACAAGCTTTAACATCGCAGCAAACATTAGCAGGACTAGGAGAGCTACGAGGTAGAATGGGCTTGGCTGGTGACTTAGGGCTACAAGCTATTCCAGGGGCGTATCAAGGACAGCAACAGCTCTTGGCTAATTTGCAGCCATCATTAGAAGCTGCAAGACTAGGGTCAGCTTTACAAAGCACAGGTTTGGGATTGGGAACAGGACTAGCAGAGTCTACTTTAGAAGCACAGCTTGGTTACTCAGCACTCGCTAATGCGCTACGTCAGCAGCAGTTCCAAGGGCTGTTTGATCTGTTAAAAGGTGAGCAAACTAAAGATTCTTCTTCAGGAGGAGCTACTATTAGCATTAACCCTCAAACAGGAAAGTTTGAATTCGGTGGGGCGTTAGGCAACATTTCCAATACTTTAAATAAAGCAACATCAATTTTTGATTAGGAGTATAAAATGGCTATAAATATAAGCACGTTGTTTGCAGATATCATTGATACTCCTGAGCAACGCCAAGAAAAACTTTTACGACAAGGCATGGCTCAAGGCCAGCTATTAGCATCAGGTCTTACAGGCCGGGCTAGAGCATTAGCTCCTCTTGCTCAAATGGCAGGTCAGCTAGGCGTACAGCGTAACGAAGACATTCGCAGGGCAGTACAGCCTATGTTTGGGATCGATCCCAGGACTGATTCTGAAAAGATGGCAGAAAAGATAGGGCAAATAGATGCATCTACACCAGAAGGTTTGTTACAAGCAGCTCAAGGTTTGCAAAATGTTGACCCTGTTAGAGCGGCGGCTTTACGTCAGGCCGCGAGTGAGATGCGTGTAGAGCTATCAGACAAAGCAAGAACTTTTAGAAGGCAAGATGAGTCTGATGCCAGAGCAAGAAGGAGTGAAGAAAGAGCCATAGAAGCAGCAGAAAGAGAAGAAACATCTTTTGAATGGAGAACCGAAGATCAAATAAGAAATAAACAATTATTTGATAATAGCATTACAACTTTTAATAACAATCTAAGTGATAGACTGCAAACACAAGCAGATAGAGAGCAAGAAATTAATTCTTCCAATATTCTTAAAGAAAGTCTTGCTGAAGAAATGTTAGAGCGCGATCCAGAGAATCCTTATCTTAGTATATTGCAGGATGCAGATTCTTTTATTCCATTAAATGAATTGCGTTTAATTGAAAATAATTTTAAAAATGGTTTAGATATAGACATAGGCGTATATACAGTTTTTGATGACAAAACTGGCAAAAATATGATTATGACTTTTAACAAAAAAACTGGCGAACAGCTGCAAGTAATTGGCGAAAGTGCAAGAACTGCAAGCAGAACAGAAAGAGAGGTTCCTAATCTTACTGAGAGAAAAGAAAGAAATTTAAGAAGAGCGGTAGAGAATGAGCCTTTATTTAAAAAGTATAAAATATTTGACATAATAGCAGACGATTCCACCGCAGGGAAAAATGCCCTTGTTGATATGCTGCATAATTATAGTGAACGAAATAACGAAAGTTACGTTATAAGCATTGCTAGATTAAGACAAGAGTTTCAAAAAATAGATGACGCAGAAACCTCAGAAGAGCAAGATAAATTAAAAGAAATGTTAGGAACAATACTTTCCGCAGGATTGCTGCCATCAGAATCGTTTGTGACAGAAGAAAAAGAAGAAGCAGACACCGATGGTTGGAGTATTAAATAATGGCTGAAACTCAAGTTACATCTCCCTCTGGTGAAATAATAACTGTTACTCATCCAGAAGGTGCTACTGATGAAGAAATTATTGCTTATGCTAGAAATAATTCTGCCTCTACTGCACAGTCGCAAGCTGTTACAGAAGAAGCCGAGCAGCCATTGCAACAAACTCAAGAACAAATTGATGCATTTAATCAAGAACAGATGGATGGTTTCAGTGCGCTTGAAAAATTAAAATATGAATTTAGCACTACAGAATCGTTTTCGGAAAATGCTGACATTGCTCTTGAAGCCTGGATGCCAATTGGCAGAATAGATTTGTTTAATACTGAGGGTAAAGGACTCTACGCATCGCCTACGGAACTGTATGGCAATGACTTTATGGATTTAAATCAAGATCAAAGAAGAGAAAGAATCCAAGAGGTACGGTATCAAAATCAAGTCAAAAACTATCCTAAGCTGACTCAACTTGCAGAAGCAGGCGCGTCCACAGGTGCGCCAGGTTTTGTAGGCGCACTATCCGCTGCGTTAGTAGACCCAACAACCCTTTCTCCTGTTGGAAAAGGCTATAAAGCAATGGCTGCAATAGGGGGATTAATTGGAAGCAGTTATGAGGCTGTTAGAGGTTTAGCAGAAGAAGGCAAAATTAATCCGGTAACAACTACAGCTTATGGCCTTGGCGGTGCTGTATTAACTCCAGCGTTAGTTAAAGCAGGAAGAACAGCAGCCCCAATAGTATCTAAACAAGTATCACCTGCGCTAAATAAATTAAAAACTAGAATAAATGCTAAACGCAATCCAAAAAAATTTGCTACAGCAGAAGAAACTATGGACGCTATTAATAGCAAAATGATGGAGGTTAGAGCAGAAGGAATTGTAGATGACGAAGGTTTGCTATTGGCAGCATCTAAAAGATTGGGCTTGACTGGAGATGAGGTAGAAGAAGCAGTAATTAACTCAAATACTAAAATAGATATGCCGTGGGATCAAGAAGTAAATAAAGCTGTCTTGGAAGCCAAAGCAGCATTAAATTCTGCTGGGGCAGTCAATAATGATATAAAGCGCAAACTTATCACAACCACTATTAGAAAGGTTAAACAATACAGTCCTGAGATTGCGGGTAGATTGCAAAGATTTGAAAAAAATTCATCTATTAAATCCGCAGAAATGATGCAAAGAATCAGACCATTTCAGATAATGTTTGGAAAATTGTCGAAAGATGTTCAGGAAGAAGTTACAAAGAGATTAAAGAATAAAGATTGGCCTGGGGCTACCAAGCTTGCAGAAGACGCAGGAATTACTTCGATTACTACTAAAGGAATAATTCCTACGGGCAAAACAGGCAAAGGATCGTTTGTTGTAAATGACGGCCAAAACAAATATGTAATGACTGTTAAAGAAACAATGGAGCAAACTAAAGCAGTGTTAAATGACATGCACATGTATGCTGACGATGCGTTTAATGATGGTTTAAAATATCTTACGGGTCATTTTCCAAGGGGTAAGATTGATCGTCAAGGACTGTTACAAGCTTTAGGTAGCAAGCAAGAACCAATGTTTAAAGCAGCTTTAAAAAAAGAGGCAGCAAGATTAGAAAAATCAGTAGATGATTTAACTGAAGCTCAAAAAGACGCAGTATTTACAAATTTATTTGAAAGACCCGTTGGAAGTTCTGCTGTTGGTGGATTTAATTCTGGGAAACAAAGAATTTTAGAAACTTTAAATGATGATCTTCTGCAATTTTATTCTGATACCGCGCCTGCCGCTTTAGAAAGGTATATAAATCAAACCATTAATCATGTAGAAAAATATAAATTCTTTAAGGGTGTTAACGCCAAAGTTGGGAATAGAGAAAAGTTTAATATTTCTAGCAGCATTGGTAAGTTAACTAGAAAACTGCAAGCAGAAGGAAACTTCACAGGTGACCCAACTGAATTAGCTGAAATTTTGAACATGAGATTTAATGCGGGAGAAAAATCCCCATGGGGTTGGTTGCAGCATTTGCGATCATTTGCCAGCAGCCTGCTTCTTGGTAATCCCTTTGCTGCTTTTATTCAGTTTGCAGATCAACTTACTAATATTTATCGATACGGGGGCGATGGTGGGAAAGCAATGCTGCAAACTATTCTTGGAAAAAATGTACAAAATGTAAACGATTTTGGTTTAGCCAATTATGTAGCTACAGATTTATCGGATGTCAAAGGTTTCAGCAAGGCAATGCAAGATACACTGTTTAAGTATAGTGGGTTTAGAGCAGTAGATCGCTTTGGAAAAAATTCATTGTTGCAAGGAGCTTGGAATAAAGCAACTAGGCTAGTAAAGTCTGAGAAAGGATTAAAGAAATTCAAAGAAGAATGGGGCAAAACATTTGGAGATGAATTTGATAGTCTGGTAAATGATTTAAAAGCAGGAAAAGTAACCGAAAATACCAAGTTATTATTGTGGAATGAATTGTCTGGATCACAACCCATTTCTCTTAGTGACATGCCCCAAGGTTATTTAGCCGCACCAAATGGAAGAATATTTTATCAGTTAAAATCTTTTACTTTAAAACAGATACAGCTATTAAATGACAGTGTTTTTGATGAAGCAAGGAAAGGCAATTACAAAACAGCAGGAAAGAACGCCGTAGCTTATGGTCTGATAGTTGGAGGTGGGCAGTCTATAGTACAAGAAGCCAGGAACGCTGCCAAAGGAAGAGGATTTGAGATAGATAGAATTCCTGATCATTTTACAAATTATGCGCTATCAATGATGGGGTCTTCCAAGTATAACCTAGAACAAATTGAAGATTTAAGACTTAGTGATGCCATAACTAGCATGGTATCACCAGCAATTCTTTCTGTATCAGATTTCGTAGAAGATCAAGGACGGGCAATAACCGAACTAAGCGAAGAAGGCTATGATTGGTCTGCTATTGATAAAAAGAATTTTAGAAAATTCCCTGGTGTCGGAGACATGTACTATAATTTCTTTGGTGGAGGAATAGAAGACTTCCTAGAGCGAGAGGAAAGAGAGCGCAATAAAGACTAACCTTTGACTTCAATGCAATAACTCTTCGCCTTTATTTTTTTCATCCAAAAACTTTAAGAATTGTTTTTTCATAAGTTCGTTCTGAGTAATAAATTCTGTCAGGTCTTCGAGCATAAACATTATTGTGCCTATGACGTTAACATCATGCCCTTCTAATGTGTGCAGCATATCACTGAGCCACTCATCAGCTTCTTCTGGCGTAACTAGCTGCACATGTATTTCATTATCCATTATTCGCCCAGCCTTTTCTTGTGTGTTTTAATCAGCTCTAAAAACTCTGCTAGTAACTCTTCGTAATCTGACTTGTATCGCTTAACTGCTTGCTTCTTCTTCGCGATCATCTCTTCTACAAATTCCCTGCCGTACATATCTTCCATCCACAACGTGTACTCCTGTGCAGCAGAGCCATGTCTCATGCCCCACATATTACAACCTGCACACTGAGGGTGTATGTTCTCTATCTCTAATGCCCAGTATGATGAATTGCCCTTGGGGATAAAGTGACCGCCCTGCATCTGACTGTAGTGCTTAGTCACACCGCATGAAACACAAGCGCAGTATCCGTTATCATCAGCAGCAGAGATACGTGCAAGCTTCTGAATAGCTCGATAACATTCCTGGCGCAACATAGCACTGGTTTTAGTTTTTGGTTTAGACTTTCGTTTGCGCCTCTTAATTCTTAGCGACATTACTTCCAGAAGCCTGGGTTTGAATTGTTATTTTGCCAGTAGCGGAGTGTTTTTTCTGCGCGAATTTGATCTTCTTTGCTCATCTTGTCATATCGCAGCTTAATTAAACCGACACTAAATAAGAATGAAGTGATTGGATATACTTTGCGAATAGCTACCACATCATCAGGCTGC